TGTTAGCGCGAAGATTGCACGATCATAAAGCGTACCCCAGGTTTGCAGCCTGGGATCGTTCATCAGGTAAGGTTCTGCTTCGCCTAGTGACGCGTAGAGAAGTGCGTCCGGACAGGTCGTAAGCCAGAGATTTGACGTGTTGCCTGTAGAAAGAAACGCAGGCGCTGCGTAGTAGAGGATCTTGATTGTGTAAGTGCTGTCAGGAATTGGGGCAAGCTGAATCGTAGACCCGAGGATGGTATAGAAAGCCGGTACACCACTTTCGTTCGTCCTACCGTTCCGAATGAAGATGCTCGGCGTTGCGAACGTAATAGGGAAGTCGGGGTCAGAGTCAACGTACACATCCCTTGCTTGCAAGAAGTCACTAGGGAGGTTAATTGTCGAGACTCCACCGGTCGCCGTAACCGATGCTTGCGTAAGCATTTGCCGCAAGCGTAAATCTCTACGGAGTCGAATCTCTGCGAGCTGGATGAAGTCGGGGATCGCGGAAGTAAGATCATCTCGTGAGAGATAATTAGCTATCGTTGTTTGTAGTTCGCTGTAGGTGCTTAGGGCCATATTCGACATCGCTCCACCGGTATTCGTGCGTCCCGATGTGTCCTATTTCGAGGCTCAATTCGTGATCCACGAAAGTCTTTATCCCGTGGTCTAAGGCTTTCACGCAAAAATGCACATCTTCGCCAATTAGACCACCCGCCCCCCATACTACATCAAACCAAGGCTGCGGCATAGCCTCAAACACAGACTTATGGGTTAGCACAACCCCAAAGCCTACAGCGGTCACCTCTTCGATACCTTTTTTACCTCGACTCTCAATCTTCTCGAAGATCTCTTTATCCTCGTGAAAGTTGATCGCTGTCGGTAGAACGGGTTTACGCCTCGTGACTGCATTCACCCCGACGATCTTTTGTCCGTGTGCTAACAGTCGTTCTAACGTGTTCTTGGGGAACCTCATATCTGAGTCCACCCAAAGAATGTACTCAGCACCATCTGCTAACGCTTCTTTGGCTAACGACTCTCTCTGACTGAAGATAAGAGTCCCTGGCGCGGTATACAAGAGGAAAGACCCTCCTGTTGTCGCGCACCTATTTGCCCCGTCATACGCTGCCAGTCGAGCCATATCGAAGGCAGTCCCCGTCATCATCGTGTCCCGACATGGAACACAAAAGGCTACTTTCATACTTTCCCTGGTCTAGTTCTGAAGTGTCTGTTCTCTGGGTCGTTCATCCACGCCCTGAACTTTTTTTCGTCTGCGATAGCAAAGCCTCGCATGATCCCTTGTTTGTTTAGATCGTCAACCCCCGCAAAGGGTAATTGAGCGTATCGAGTCCACTCACCCCAACGCTCGCGCTCATCTGTTGCGTTATAGAGTGCTTTGTTCTGCTCGACAATATCCGTGATGTCTTGAGTTCGCTCAAAGACATACTGGTCGTCGGTTGCATGAAATTTAGTTTTGAGCATAAAAAAAGGGAGGTTGTTACGCCTCCCTCTTTTTTACCACAGTTTTTGTTACGCTGTCTTGAGGTCAGCCAAGATACCGTGAGCAGCCTCGTTACGCATCTCCATCGTGAACTCAGCAAGGATCTGAGTTTTCTCGGAGTCACCAGTCTTGGCAAGCTCGTTGGTCTGGAAGGGACGCAGATAACCAACTGCTGCGTATTCCGGATCAAGGATAAACGCGTCACGGCTACGAACGAAACGATCCGGAACTACAGAGATCGAACCGAAGTCGCTGAGGTACACATCAGCCGCGCCGATGATAGTCGTCGGTGCGTCAGAAGGAGCCATGTAACGCTGTGCTGCGATACCTGCAAAGGCCGAAACGGTCTGCTTGAGTGCAGGGCCAACAACGAGGATCTTGGGGCTGCCGCCAGAGGTGTAAACCTGCTGGACGCCATCCTTGAGGATTGCCTCGGTAAAGGTACGGGTTGTACCGTCTGAACGGGTCGAAACACCGATTGTGGTGGGGTTAGCACCGTCAGTCGTGTTGTAGTTCGAGTTAGTCTTGAGCCAAGACAAAAGCGAACCCAACTTGCGAGCCGTGGACGAGTTACCAGCACTGCGACCTTGGTTAGCAGCAAGGATGGTCTCTTGGTCACGCTTGAGCTCTTGCGAAGCCTTCGAGAGTTGATAAGCCTTCTCTGCGCGGCGGCCTGCAAGGTCAACGGCCATCATCGTGCCTGACACCTGGATCGTCTTAGCAACGATCTGTGTGTAGTTACCGAGACGAGTCGTCGGGCTGATGGTTGCTGCTGTTGCGTCGTCACCTTCAACCTGTGCGTTGTTGGTTGTTGCTGCTGCCAACGTTTCGGTCTGCCACTCGTGGTAGACAGCCGTTGCTTTGGTGCGAGCAAGCGACGAAAGGATAGGTGTTTCGGTCGGGCTGATGTTGTAAATAACATCGGTTAGATCTTCACGCTGACCGATAGCCGTGAAGGTCTGGAATGTACCTGAAGGAACAGTCATTTCAAACTCCTAATTACAAAAATCTTTCAAAAACCCTTGCAGCGTCTTGTCGAGAGCCAGTCTTTCTAAGTCGCGCAAGATCCTGTTTTGCCGCTTCTGTTGCTATGGTCTTACCCGTGGCATTACCAGCCTTTAGCATCTTGGGAGCCTCGGCAACCTTCTTGGTTACACCAGGCTTGGCCTTTTGCAATTTCTGGTACTGACTTGCCATCCACAACGTCAACACAGCGCGAGAGTCTGTTGCATTTGATAACTCTGCATCCGAGTAACCAATACTCTTTGCAAAGCTACGAAGTTCAGAGCGAACCTTCTCACCCTTCTCAGGGTGCGCGTACTCAGGGATCGCCTCGGCTACCCTTTTCGCTTCTTCGGCTAAGTGCTTCTCAAGATGCGCCTCACGCTCTGCCTGTTGCTCTCTTGCAATGCGTTGCTGTTCAGCACGAATCTGTTGAATCTGCTCTTTTTGCCTAGTCTGCTCTGCGACCTTGACCGCATACGCAATCGGGTCGGTTTCCTTCAAACTTTCAATATCCTCACCACGCATTTGTTGGCTTAGGAACTGATCCATAGCCTGCAAACGCTGAGAATATGCGTCTCTCGCCTGCTTTGCTTGCTCTACAGCGGCCTTTTCAGCCTCTACAGCCTTACGCTGCTCGGCAAGCGCGTTAGTCTTTTTATGGTAATCCGTACCCTTTTGGTAGCCCTCGATAAGTTCTGAGAGGGTCACTTCACGCTCTTCACCCGCGGCTTTCACCGTAAAGCGTGGTTCCTCTTCCTGAACTTCCTCTGCTGCTTCCTCATATTCGGATTCACTGGCCGCAACCTCTTGTTCTTCCGATTGGTCTTGAACTTGCTCCGGAGGAGGTTCGCCACCACTCATTAAACCCAAGAAGGCATCTGCTGCCTGTCCCACTGTCAAGCTAGTCCCTTGCGGGTTGCTGCTTTCCATACACTAACCTCTACTTAAAAATCTTAAATCGTCTCTTCACTATCTCGCCTTCGGCGGCAACAGATTCGAGACGCGCCTTAACCTGACGCACTGCGCGAATTGCCACGTATGACTCTTCGCGTAAGTCAATGTCGTCAGGATTACTATTGATGATACGCTCGATGTTGTCTTTTTCCAACTCATCGAAGATTTCTGTCAGAAACTCATCACCAAGTAATGCTTTTGCTCGTTCCCATCGTTGTGTCATAGCAGGCTCTTTAGTTTCTCTTTAGGCATTCTTGCTTCGTTAAGGGCTTCTAAGAAGTCCTCACCGTACTTGTTAACTGCTTTCCTGCGAATGACATACTCGCCACGCTGTAGCTTGGCATAACCCTCGTCTGGCCCGTCTGGATTAGGCCCAAGTAACGAACGAATCTTTCCGCCTTTCTCGTAACCAACCTCGCCATCTGGCTTTTCTTCGTAGTCTGTAAAGCCTACGATCTTGCCGCCCATAGCTGCGCCGCTTTGCACCTGCTCATTTGCTGCTTGTTGAGCCTGCTGTGCGGCTTGTTGCGCTAACTGCGTATTGGTCTTGGCCCAGTCGTAATTCTGGAGAATCCCTGCTTGGTTGAAGTAACCAGGCTGAAACTGTTGAACCTGAGACACAGCCTGCGGGATACCAAACTCTAGCGTCATAGGACGTAAGTTTGTGTATCCAGCAGCACCAGACTGGAACTGGAAGGGAACCTGTTCTGTAGGTGTTGTCTTATAAAAGAACCCTGTAGTGGGCGCAGCAAGACTTGTCTGTCCGCCACCTGTAGCGAAAGGCACAAAGTTAGTTGCAGGCAGGTTAAACGTTGGCGGCATGTAGTCCGCAGGGTTGAACGTACGCGGAGGTTGAGTCGTACCAGCAGGAGGCTGAGTCGTGCCAGTTGGAGCAGTTGTTTTCCCTAAACCGAGAGTAATAGCACCTTGCACATCAGACTCTGGCACTCCCATTGCTCGCAGCATGTCTGCTGTGACTTTGTTTTGGTTGTACCAATCAACCTTTTGTTGGCCTGTGAACGTAGACCAACCACTGGGAAGCGTCATGCCTGTCGGTAAATCCCAAGATGGAGGTGGCGCAGTTGTTGTTCCTAGCCCAAGCGTCTTTGCGTAGCTTATGTCTGACTCAGGAACCTTGTAATCCCTAAGCGTTTGCTCAGTAACCTTGTTAGCGTTGAACCAGTTAACTTTATCCTGTGGGGTGTAATACTGCCATTCGTTAGGCAATCCAAGACCTAACTGCGCTGCCATGAGCGTAACTGCGTCTTGAGATGTATTCCTTGGTTGCTCGACTACGGTTGTCGTTGGTGGAGTTACTGTCGTTGTCGGAACAGTTGTATTCCCGCCAAGCAAGCCAGTCGTGTTAGTCGTATTCGTCGTATTCGTTGTGGTTACAGGAGGAGGCGCAGAAGGTATGCCCAACAAGTCATATGCCGCTTGGTTAGCATTGGCAGGGTCTAACTCAGCAATCTTTGCCTTGATCTGGTCGCCAGTTATACCGGCCTGCAAAAGCGTTTGTACGTAACCCTGCTTGGTAGACAGAGGCGCAGCAGAGTTCCACTGTAATCCAAAGATGTTGTAAGTTGGCGCAGGAGGAGGCGTGTATACCGGTGGTGTATACACAGGTTCTTGATAGACTGGTTCTTGGTAAACAGGTTCCTGATAGACGGGTTCTGGTTGCGTGTAAACCGGTTCTTGTTGGATAGGTTGCTGAACCACTGGAGCAGGTGGGTTGTAACCGTTGCTGAGCATCCAAGTGATGTCTGACTCCGGCACACCAGCGCCAACTAGTTCCTGAATCGTCGTTCCGTTTGAGTTAAACCACGAGATCTTTTGCTGTGGCGTATAGCTTGTCCAGCCAGAAGGTAGTGCGGGAAGTGCCATGATCTATCCTGGTATCTCAATGTTAGACGTAATGCCTGCGCCGACTTTCATAGCCTTCATCTGCGCTTCTGCCTCAAACTCCATACGCTTGAGTTCTAGCTCGGCTAGAGCTTTCTCTCTTGCGAGTTGAATATCTGCCATAGCCTTTTGACGCTTGATCTCAATATCCGCTTGAGCCTGTGCCATCATCATTTGCACGGCAGGATCTGGGCCTTGTTGCTGAGGTTGTGCAAGTGCAGCATCAACCTCTGGTGTCACTTGCTTGAAGAACTCAGCCGAGTCTGCAAAGCCTGCTGCCTCAATCAGTTTTCCGAGCGTCGCACGATATTGCGAGACAGACACTAAAGGATTGTTTGGGCCGTACGCTTGAATGATCTGCTCTTGCTTTGCAAGAACCATCGAAAGCATCGCCATCTTTTGCTCGATGTTCCCCGTACCAAGTCCGACATTCACTGACACATCGTACTGGTTCGACCACTCTCGCGGGTCGTATTGAACATACTGGCCGCGCATCCGAATGATGACTGCTTTGTCCTGGTACTTGCATAAAAGATGTAATAACCCTTTGAATAAGTCTTTTACACCTGTTTCACTGAAGATCCTAGCGACTAACTCGATCTTGCCTTGTGAGGCTTGCGTAAGGGCCGCTATGGCCGCAGCAGTCACGTTCTGTAAGATGTTGGGGTCAAGCCCTTGAGAAGCCTCTGTAACGCCCGTACGCTTGGCTTGGATCGAATCCAGGTACTCCATGAACGGGAATACCTGTTGAGCAACAGGATTGACTTGAATAGGAACAAGTGCGCCAGGATTCTTCATCCTAACCACACCACCAGGCGTAACGCTTAAGAGATCATCGAGGTTGACCTGACCTTCGACTGCTCCCATACGAGAGTTGTTCTGTAGGTACAGGTTATCAAGCATCTGCCTCGTTAGAGTAGTCTTGATAAGCTGGAGATCAACTGTACGGTCAGCAGGGCAATCCCCAAAGAAGCGATGAGGAATCGGAATAGGACAGAGGGTGTAAAACGGCACATAGTCGGTCTCTTCATTGCTTAAGATTTCATTCCCCGAAAAGTGAACCCGTCTTAGTTCTGCAATCCCATCTCCGTCGTAGTCAGTCTTTAAGTAGCACTCAAACACTTCAACCGTCTGCATGGACTTATCGAGACTCGGCTCCATGTAAGGCTGCTCGTCTCGGTTGTATCGAGCAATGTACTCGGCAGAAAATTCAAGATCGTTGTAGACAGGCAGGTTCATCACGATCTCTGCATCAAACCCCATCGCAACTAAATCAGACCTTGTGATGAGTTTTCTATGCGCGACGAAAGGTGTGTCTCTTACCGTCTTGCCTGCCTTAGAGATCAAGAACTCTTCGGGAGGCACATTCTCGATCTTGATCTTTCCGGCCTTTGTTTTCTTCATCAGCGCTACGTTATGAACGCGCATCACTTGACCATCAATATCTTGCTCAACCGTCTCTTGCGCTGCGATCTCCATCGTGCCATCAGACATGATGAGAGCTAGTTCGTCGTCGGTAAGGTTTGCGTACTGCTCTTTAGTAACCGAGATCGAGTCATCCCAGTAGGCTTTGATAACCCCGACCTTTTGAAGGATCGCGTCCTTAAACCAGTCGTGCATGATCGAGATGCCTGGGTTCTGCTTCATGAGCACCCAGTTTGTGTACTCGGTAGCTTGTTTGGCTAACGACTCATCGCCTGGGCCTACAGGCTCGAATACACCGATCTGGTCAGCAGAAGTAAAAAGACGCATGAGAGGCGGCAGCATCCCGTCTACCGCTTCTGCAACCTCTCCGGTTACGATCTGGCTGCGACCCTCTACCTCGTTACCGTAGGGGTCACGCATGTAGGCCGTAAGCGCGTTTTTCCGCTGCTCTACGGTCTCTGTTTCAAGAAAGCCTATGGCGTTGTCGATTTCGCCTTGAAGTATTGCTTTAAGTCTACCGTCGTCCATTACACCACCCAGCTTACGTTAGG